AACCGGCGCTCGCCACCGGCGCTCGCCACCGGCAACCGGCGCTCGCCACCGGCGCTCGCCACCGGCGCTCGCCAATATCCCGTCACAGCGTCAAAAGACTGTGGACACGCGCGTCACGGTGCCCTAGGTAATGAGTGTAACGCGGCGTCACTGGGGGCCACCAGGGGCCACCAGGGGCCACCAGGGGCCACCAGGGGCCACCAGGGGCCACCAGGGGCCGCCGCGGTGCGCGCCACCGCTCGGGCCAGGCGCGGGGAGGAATCGGGGGCACCCACCCCCGCGCCCCCCTGAAAATTTTTGAGTTTCTAATGCGCTTCCGTAACGATCCGTTCCCAGGCACGAAAGGCCCAACCCCATGAAAACTTACGGTTATATCCGTTGCTCCACGATCGAGCAGGCCACCAACAAGAGCACTCTTGACGATCAATCCCGGCGTATTACCGGTGCGGCCATGATGCGCGGGGAATCCATCTCCTGTGTGTTCTCAGATCCGGGGGTTAGTGGTGGGATGCCGATTAATCAGCGCCCGGCGGGTGGTGAGATGTTGGCGGTGTTGCAGCCGGGCGACACGGTTATTGCGGCGAAGATGGACCGTATTTTCCGCAGCGCCGAGGATGCGTTGGTGACGGCGGGTCGTTTGCAGCAGCGGGGTGTCAGGCTTGTGATTGCGGACATGGGTCCGGATCCGGTGACGGAGAATGGCGCTGCGAAGTTGTTTTTCACCATGTTGGCGGCGTTTGCTGAGTTTGAGCGCAGTCGGATTGCGGAGCGTGTCAAGGACGGTCGCGACTCGAAGAGCAGGCGCGGCGGGTTTATTGGCGGGGAGGCGCCGTATGGCTTCCGCTCGGTCGGCAAGGGCCGTGACGCCACGCTGGAGGGGGTGCCGGAGGAGCAGGCTGTGATTGCCCTGGCTCGGTCGTTGAGTGCCTCTGGCGTCTCGCTGCGTGGTGTGGCTCGGCGGCTGGAGGAGGCGGGCCATAAGTCGCGTGCGGGGGGATCTTGGCATCAGGTGCAGATCCAGCGTATGCTGGGTCGCAAGGAGGCCTGAGTTATGCCCATCCAGCACAAGCCTGTGTTCAGCAGCCACGTCAGCACGATCGGTTACGACGATGCGTCTGGTGAGTTGCATGTGGTTTACGACAACGGCCGCACTGCGGTGTATGAGGGTGTCCCGCCTGGGGTTGCTCAGCAGGTTCAGTCTGGGGTCAGTGTTGGCTCGGCGTTGAACGGCCTGGTGAAGGGTAAGTTCAACCATCGGTATCTGGAGGGTTGAATGACGCAGCTGACCACGCACGCCGAGGCCACCGCTGCGTCGCGCCAGGTTGCGGAGGTGCGGCGGGCGGCGCTGGCGGCTGCGGAGGCTGAGGCTGCGAAGGCTGCGGAGGCTGCGTGGATTATTATGATGGGGGCGTTGAAGTCTGCGGACGCTGCGTTGGCGTCTGCGGAGGCTGCGTTTAAGGCTGCGAACGCTGCTGAAGCCGCGGCGATGCCTGCGAAGGCTGCGTGGGATACTGCGCATGCCAAACACAAAGCGGCGCGGGCCGCACTGCGGAAGGCAAGCCGATGAGTGACCCCGTGAACCACCCGGAGGCGAAGGCGCTGGCGGCTGCGTGGACGCCGGAAGAAACAGCCGCGATGCCTATATTGATGAGGCCAAGTTACGAGACTATCATTCTTGTAAGAGCATTAGAATACCAGGAACTACTGAAAGAGAAACCCGTGACCGACCCCGTGACCGACCCGGCGCATTACACTGCCTATCTCTCGGGCGTGGAGTGTATTCAGATTACCGAGCACATGGGGTTTTGCCTGGGCAACGCTGTGAAATACATTTGGCGGGCGGATATGAAAGCGAACGGGCTGGAGGATTTGCGGAAAGCCCGTTGGTATCTGGATCGTGAGATCGAGCGCAGGGAGACGTCGGCATGACCACGCACGCAGAGGCCGCTGCCGCGTTGCGCCGGGTTGCGGATCAGCTCGACGCTTGCTCGGGCACGTTCGGCGGTGTGTTTGTGATCATCCCGCCGGCGGATCCGATGGTGCTGGTTGACGCGATATCGACCACGTCTAACCCGAACCCCGCGGTGTTTTGGTCTGCTGTTGAGGGCCAGGTCGGTTTGGCGATCGCCGAGATGAAGGCGGGTATGCAGACGCAAGGCGGCGGGAGGTCTTGGCGATGAAAGATTGTGCGGTGTGTGAGGGGTCCGGGGTATTGTTCCGCGTGCAGACGCCGGAGGAGAAAGCCGAGGATGTCAAACGCGCCGAGAACGAAGGGCAGTTCATGTTCGCCAGGCTGTTGAGGGTTTCTGGCATTTCGACCGTGTCGTTGCGATGCTCGGTCTGTGACGGCCACGGAGCATTGCCCGGTGGATGAAGCTCCTGCCGTTCACACCCGTGACTACCATCTGGAGGACACGGGGGAGGTCTGGTCTGCGGACAAGGCCAAGGCCTACAAGGACGTGTTTCTGGAGTTTCTGAACTACTGCGTGATCCCTTCCAAGGAGCGCGGTCAGATCATCTTGGGCGGCCAGTTATATCCGGCTCAGGACCGCGGTTTGGACCGGATTTTTGACGGGTTGCAGCGCGGCATCCACGATTTCAAGTGGGGTAAAGGGCGCCAGCAGGGCATCAGCACGATCTGCCGGCCGTTCGCCTCGATGTGGATTGCGCTGCATGAGGGGTCTCGGGGTGCGTTCTTGCTCGACACCGCCCAGCACATGAGCGAGGCGCGCACGGAGGTGGAATACACCCTGAGCAGTTTGCCGGCCAAGCTGCGGTTTCCGTCGTTCAAGTCGAACCGCTATGGCGGGCGGTTCTCGAACGGCAGCACGGTGACGTTCCTGTCTGCCGGCGTGAAGCAGACTGCCGGCGGCGGGGCGCTTGGGCGCGGCCAGGGCATCACGATGGTCCATGCGTCGGAGGTCGGCACGTTCAACAACCCGGAGGGTCTCAGCAGCTTCCGTAAGTCGTTGGCGGTGGAGAACCCCAACCGGTTGTTCCTGTGGGAGTCCACGGGGCGCAACGTGGGGTCTGACTGGTATCGGATGTGGCAGAAGGCCGTGGCGAACGATCTGGAAGAGGCCACGATCTTCACCGGCTGGTATCTTGTGCCCACCCACCGCATCCGGCGCGGGACTGCTCAGTTCGAGAAGTTCGGCAGCCCCGAAGTCACCCGTGACGAGGCGCGTCGGATGGCCGAGGTCGAGGAGCGGTATGGTTGGAAGATCTCCCGCGAGCAGCTGGCGTGGTATCGCAAGGAGACGAACCCGCTCGGCTACGGGGACGACGACAGCGAAGACGAGAACGATATTGCCTACGACGAATACCAGGGCCGCGAGCACCCGTGGTGCGTGACCGCCGAAACTCGTGTCGGGACCGACCACGGTATGCTTCGGATTACCGAGGTTGCGGTTGGTATGAATGGCACCCTCGGCCCGGTTGTTGCGGCAATGCCGATGGGACAAGCCCGTATTTGGAAAATACGGACGTCCCTCGGGTATGAGCTACGAGGCACTCACCACCACCCCATCATCGCGGAAGATGGCCGCGAAGTGTGGATGCGAGACAGCTTGAACGAGCGGGTAAAATTGTGCCCCCCTCGATTTGCGGACTGCCCATACGTTCACACCTGGGTTGAAGGCGTGATCAAGCATCACGTTGAAATCACTCCTGATTTTGCCCGTCTGGTCGGATTTTTCATGGGAGACGGGTCACTCAGCGGGTCTCCTCGTTCCGGGTATCAGTTTGACATTTCTTGCGACGCCAAAGACCAGGATATCGTGGATGAGTGCCACCGCTTGATCCGATCGTTATTTGGGGTCGCGACGTCTCAACGGACGGTCGGGGGAGGAACCGCAGTGCGGGCGTCTTCCAAACTGATTTACGACACGTTCACGAAACTCGGTTTAACGCGAACCGACACCGGTAAGACCATGCGGCGGGTTCACGTCCCGGAATTTATTTTTCGGTCTCCTAAACCCGTCGTAGCTGAGTTCTTGCGCGGGCTGTTTGAAGCGGACGGGTTCAATGGGTACGGCAAGCCCCACGTAAAATTTTTCTCAAAATACGGCGAATTTATCCACGACGTGCAGCGCCTTTTGCTCGGGTTCGGCATTACAAGCCGAGTTTCCCGGCACGACAAAAAAGTTCGAGACTACACCTTTGTTGGTTACGACCTTGACCTCCGTGTGTTTGAAACTCATCGGTTTCATCAGGAAATTGGGTTTCTTTCTAATCGGAAGCGTTCTCGGTCCGAATACCCAGAAAAACACGCCACCAAAGGGAAAGCCCCGCGCCCGATCGAATTTGTGGACACCGTGGTGTCGGTCGAGGATACCGGGCGGGAAGAGGAGGTTTACAACCTCACGATTGAAGGGGACCATCTGTTCGACGCCAACGGCATTCTGACGCACAACACCGAAGAGGAGATGTTCACAACCGACGGTAGCAATTTCTTCTCAGCGGAAAAGCTCACGGATCTGAGCAAGACCACGGCCAGCGACGAGTTCAAGGCCTGGCAGTTCTACACTGGGGCTGATTTTGTCAGCATGTCGATTGAGCCTGCGCGCCACCGGCGGCAGATCCAGTTGAAAATCTGGGAAGAGCCGAGACCAGAGGGCGTGTATATTGTGGCCGCCGACCCGGCGTATGGCGCCAACGAGCACAACGACCGCAGCGCGGCGCAGATCTTGCGGTGCTACGCGGACAAGCTGGAGCAGGTCGGCGAGTATGCCGCCACGAACGTGCAGCCGCACCAGTTTGCCTGGGTGCTTGCGGCGCTGATGGGCTGGTATAAAAACACCCGCTTGATGCTGGAGATCAACGGCCCTGGCGTGGCGGTCTGGCAGGAGTATCAGAGCCTGAAGCGCATTGTGACCACGGGCTACCTCAAGCGCGAGGCGGACGAGCAGGGGCTGAAGAACTTCTTCGTCAACTGCAAGAACTACCTCTACACCCGGCCCGACGCGGTGATCCCAGGCCAGGGCTCCGTGCATTGGAAAACGACGGGCGTGAACAAGGTCGCTATGATGGAGCGCCTGCGCGACTTCGTGACCAACGGCGGGATCATCTTGCGTTCGCGGGAGTGCATCGACGAGTTGCGTGTTGTGACCCGCGACGGCGACAGCATCAAGGCCGAGGGTGACGATCACGACGATCGGGTGCTGGCCATGGCCATGGGCGTGCTGTGCTGGGAGCAATATGAACGCCGGCCGCTGATTGCGTCGAACCGCACGCGGGAATCGGAGATTGCGCGGACCCGCCTGTCCATGCAAGATCAGTTCTCATTGCTGGCTTCACACAGTTTGAACCAGTATTTCAAAGGGAAGCAGGCCGATCGGCGCTCTGCCGCGGCTCTGGCAACTCGAATGGCCTGGAGGGGTAGATGAATGACAAGCCAGTGTGGGAAAAAAAGAACCCAAAGAAAGTCTCAACGCCGCTGACCTCGGCGAAGAAATCTTCCGCGAAGAAGATGGCTGCGGCTGCCGGGCGCCCTTATCCCAACCTTGTGGATAACATGCGCGCCGCCAAGAAGAAGGGCGCGTAATGCCCGTCATCCGCACGTATCAGTGCCCAGATTGCGAGGGCTGTTTCGACCACATGCACTTGCGCTCTGTGGACGAACCGCCCGCACATTGCGTTCTGTGTGGTTCCAACATGACCGGCGCATCGCCGCAACTGTCTGCGCCGCACATTGCCCGCTCGATCGGGAAGGTGGCGGACAACGTCTATCGCTCGATGGAAGACAGTTCCGCGCACCGCGCCGAGCTGGCGGCAGAGGCACTCGGTGAGAGTGTGTCGGAGATGGGCGCTATGCGTATCACCAACATGCGAGACGACGCGAGGGCAGGGGAGACGTCTGTGATGGCCGCACCCACTCCGGTGACGCAGTTTATGAACCAGACCGGCCTGGGCGGCCATGTGAACTCCATGGCGGCGCAAGACTACGCTCGGTCAACGCAGGTCGGGCCTTACGCCGGCGCCGGCATGAACGCGCTGGACAATGTGAAGCGGAACCACGCGGCGGCGGCTGCCAGCGCGGTGGCGGCTGGCAATCTCGGAAAACATTGACCGCGACTGTGTCTGACCGATAAAAAAACCCCGGCGCTTGCGGCACCGGGGTAGTTTAGGGAGGAAACGTAACGCCCCCTTCTTAACGTCGTCCGTCGCAAAGCGCAACCCATGATCCTCGCCTCTGGCAAGACCGAGCTTCTCCGCCAGGTGATTGACCTGAAGGAAACGTGCCGCGTGTCCGCGTCACAACGGGCGGCGCTATGCCGGTTGCAAAACCTGTGGGTCGAGACGGGGCGTTCGTCAGGCACGCGGGCGTTGATCAACAAGCTCTACGCGCATGTTGACCGCCTGCAATCGCATCTCTACAGCCCGGCGGAGTTGCGCTTTGTGATGGATTACGAGGCGCACTACGAGGCTGACGTGCTGGCGCGTGGCGAGACTGCCGCCCGTGTGCTCACCCGCGAGTGGGAACGCAAAGACATCGACGTGCAGTTCGGCAACGCGGTAAACCTGTCGCTGCAATACGGTGCTTGCATCATGAAGCAGATGTGGGGGCACTCAGGTGTCGAAGCCCGCGTAATCATGCCTTGGCAGTTCGGCGTCTACCGCGAGGACATCACGAACCTTGAAGACCAAGAGGTGCTGTGTGAGAGCGGGTTGATGACGCTGCCTGAAGTGTGGCGCCGGATCAGCCATCTGCCTGGGGCGGAGGGCATGTATACGCGCATCAGAGCGCACGCATCGCGCAACACGGGCGAGACGCTGAATGGCAGTTTCTTCCACAACGTGCTGTCCACAAGCATTCTCAACACGGATTTGGAGACGGCTCGCCAGCAACCTGGCGGCGTCGTGCAGTTGGCTGGCGACGGGTCGATGTCTGCGGTTAACCCCGAGATCAAAGTCGATCTGGTGCCGTTCCACGAGATGTGGGTCAAGGACGACGAGCGCGAGGACTACACCTGCGTGCTGTTGATCGAACCAGACATTATCGTCAGCCCGTGGTTCAAACGCGAGAACATGTTTGCGCCTAAGACCCAGCCGTTCAGTCTGGTGCAGCCTAATCAAACTCCGGGCTACCTGTGGGGCCGGTCGGAGATCGTGGACCTAGTCGAACCGCAAGGTCTGTTGGCCACTTGGATGGACGATCTGCGGCGCTTGATGGGCGTGCAGTTCGATAAAATTCTGGCTTTTGTGGGCGCCGACGGCATCACTGACGAAAAATATGGGGAGTTTCGCAACGCCGGGTACGTTGATCTGCCTGCGGGCGCGTCGGTCAACGACCTGACGCCGTCTCTTCCGCCGGCCACGTTCCAGGCCATTGAGACCGTGAACAAGTTCATGGAGGAGATTTCAGGCTTCTCCAACATTTTGTCGGGCCAAGGCGAAATGGGGGTGCGGTCTGGCAACCACGCAGAGACGCTGAGCAAGATGGCGTCACCGCGTCTGCGTGATCGGTCGCTGTTGGTAGAGCGCCAGTGCGCGGCCATGGCTGATAAAACTCTGGATCTTTTGCAAGCTAAAGACGGCCAGCAGTATTTCACCGAGGACCAAAAAGGGTTCTTGCTGCACGACTTGCCGGAAGATCGCCGCGTTGTTGTGGACAGCCACTCGTCTAGTCCAATTTTTGCCGACAACCATCAGCAGTTGGTGGCATTTGGGCTTAAAGCGGGCTTTGTGGGCGGCGATAGCGCGATTGAGATGCTGCCGTTCCCGCAGAAAGACGTGCTCAAGCAGCGGTATAAAGCGATGCAAGAGCAAAAGGCCAAGATGATTCGGGAGCACCCCGAGCTTCTTGCCAAAGGCGCCAAAGCCAAACGCTAAGGTTTGGGAATTATATACTTTACTCCCTTTCATAGCTTAGGCGAACAGGCCGAATTGCGTGACGCCGGTCTGTGCGCAGAGCCATGCCTGGTATGCTTCGCCGACCGCACCAGAGCCGGGAAACAGGTCAACGAACTCGTCTCCCGGCTCCATGTTGAGCCAGTCGAAAACCCACCAGCTGACGGCGGCGGGCTTTGCGCCGGGGAAGCCGCGACGCATGGTGATCGATTCCGATACGGCGGGCGCTTCGATCCAATCACGCATCGTCGGCTCGGTTGTCGGTATCTGGCGACCGCCACGAAGGATAATCGGCTCCCACGCATAGGCCCGCGTTACGTTCTTTTTGAACGCGGCAAACGGCTTGACCCAAGCGCCGACGCGCACGTCATCGGGGCAGAGATTGAGCATCGTTTTGAGGCTCGGCGTATGCAGAGACAGCGCCCAACCATCCGGGAACTCGTCACACAGCCGTTCGATCAGAGCCTTATGCCACGCTTCGCTATCGCAATCGGCTGCGTCAGCGTGGAGCGCGCCGTAGTGCCGCGCACCTTGGCCGAGATAGGGCGGGTCCGCGTAGGCGAATTTAGCCATCGGCCTTCGCCTTCCGGGCTACCCGCTTGGCGGCTCTACCTCGCTGGCCGGCAATCCACTCATTCACTTCGTCTGTGTTGTAAAGCACTTTCCGCCCGCGGCGGTGGTGAGGAGGCGCGTGCCCATCGCCCCGGTGGCGGTAGAGATACGCTCGTGACACGCCACACAGCGCGGCCACTTGCTTCACTGTGATCCAATCCGGAACAATCATCGCAACAGGA